ACAACCGGGCAGGCCAAGGCCGGCCCCAAGTCGTTCTCCGATCTGGCCGATGTTCTGTACTCGTAACTAACCCCTACAAAGGAATTGCAACATGGCAACTCTCTCTACGTCGAATCTGACGCTGGCCGACTGGGCCAAGCGCACCGATCCGGATGGCCGCGTCCCGGTCATCGCGGAACTCCTCTCGCAGTCGAACGAAATCCTTGAGGACTGCGTCTTCAAGGAAGGCAACCTCCCCACGGGCGAGCGCGTCGTCATCCGCACCGGGCTTCCCTCGGTGTACTGGCGTGCGCTTAACCAGGGCATCCCGAACAGCAAGAGCACGACCGCTCAGGTCGATGAGGCTTGCGGCATTCTGGAAGCCCGTAGCGAGGTTGACAAGGATCTGGCGATGCTGAACGGCAACACTGCTCAGTTCCGTCTGTCCGAGGACGTGGCCTTCCTTGAGGCCATGAACCAGACCCAGGCGACCACGATGTTCTATGGCAACCCCTCCACCGATCCGAAGCAGTTTCTCGGCCTGGCGCCGCGTTACTCGTCGTTGTCCGGATCAAACAATGCGCAGAACGTAATCACCGCCGGTGGCAGCGGTTCAGACAACACGTCGATTTACCTCGTCGTGTGGGGTGACCAGACCGTGTACTGCCCCTTCCCCAAGGGCAGCAGCGCCGGCCTGATCCACGAAGACCTCGGCGAGCAGACCGTCTACAACAGCGATGGCACCCGCCTTCAGGCTTACGCCACTCGCTACCAGTGGAAGAACGGTCTGGTGGTCAAGGACTGGCGCTATGTGGTCCGCATCTGCAACATCGACATCAGTGACCTGATGGCGCAGACCACCACGCAGCTTCCCTCTGCTGCGACCGCGATCATCAAGCTGATGAGCCGCGCCCTGTACCGCATCCCCAACATGGGCATGGGTCGGGCCGCGTTCTACATGAACCGCACCGTCCACAGCGGCCTTGCCATCGCTGCGCTCGATAAGAGCCAGTACGTGCTCAAGGTCAACGAAGGTCTGTCGCAGTTCGGTCAGCCCTACAGCTGGCTCTCGTTCCAGGGCGTGCCCCTGCGCCGCGTGGATGCCATCCTCAACACCGAAAACGTCGTGTCCTAATAGGACCGACAGAAAGGAACCAACACAATGATTACTGATCGTCTTCTTGTCGTTTCCGGGTCCAACACCCCCGGCTCCGCCATCACGGGTCAGGCGATTACCGCTGACGCCGTTTCGACCAACACCATTGATCTCGGCACCGCCCGAGACATCGGTGAAGGTTCGGATCTGTTCATGGTGTTCACCGTTGTTACGGCGTTCAACACGCTCACCAGCCTTGATCTTGAGGTTGTGATTTCAGCGAACGACGACCTCTCGTCGCACACCGTGCTTGCAGAGACGAACGCCACTCTTGCAAACTCCGGTCTCGTGGCTGGCAAGCAGTACGTGGTTGCCCTGCCCCCGCAGATTGCAAGCCTCGGCCTGCGTTACCTCGGCGCCCGCTACGACGTAAACGGGACCAACCCGACCACTGGCAGCATCCTTGCTGAGATCGTTCACAACATCCAGGACGGTCGCAAGTTCTACGCCAGCGGCTTCTCGGTGACCTGACATGAAAGTCCGCGCACTCGTGACGTGTTTCATCGACAACGGCCTCCGCAAGGAGGGCGAAGTCTTCGAGTACAACGGTCCTGCCAACGGGAACGTCGAGCCGCTCGACGCGCCCCGCGAACCGGAGCAGCCTGAAGTCGTGCCTGTGGTGCGACCCAAGCGAGGCCGGCCAGCCAAGACCACCGTCACGGCGGACTGATACGACGCATGTGACTCTGGAGGGGCGTCGGCCTAAACACCCGGCGCCCCTCTTTTCCTAGGAGGATCGAATGGCAAGCGTGGTTGAGATCTGCAATCTGGCACTCGCGCACCTCGGTGATGATGCCTCCATCGCCAGCATCGACCCGCCCGAGGGGTCAGCGCAGGCCGAGCACTGTGCCCGGTTCTACCCCATCGCCCGCGACAGCCTCCTTCAGATGCACGCATGGAACTTCGCGTCCCGACGCGCACTGCTCGCGCAGGTGACGATGCCGTACACCATGTGGAAGTATTCGTACGCTTGCCCGGGTGACATGATGGTTGCCGTCAGCGTGCTGCCGCACGACGCTGAGAACGACTACGCAGCCAAGTTTGTCCCAAGCGATACCCCAGACTTCCTGCACAACTACGCACCGCTAGTCGCTGCCGGGCGCTACGTGCCGCAGCCCTACAGCATTGAGACGGACACGTCCGGCAACAAGGTGCTGTATACCGATCAAGAGAACGCGCTGCTGCGATACCAGGCGCTAGTCACCGACCCCACCAAGTTCGACCCGCTGTTCGTCATGGCGCTGTCGCACCACCTCGCCGCCATGCTTGCCGGCCCGGTCATCAAGGGCGATCAGGGCGCGGCGGAGGGCAAGCGACAGGCGCAGATGATGATGGCTTACCTGCAACAGGCCCGCATGTCTGACGCAAACCAGCGCAACATCAAGCCGGAACACATCACGGGCTGGATCGCAGGACGCTGACCAATGCCAAGCACCCGCATCTACAACAGGTCGTTCGCTGGCGGCGAGCTGTCGCCGGAGATGTTCGGGCGCATCGATGACATCAAGTTCCAGACTGGTGCCGCCAAGATGCGGAACTTCATCCCGACCCCGCAGGGGCCGGCAGAGAACCGTCCCGGTACCAAGTACGTGGCGACGGTGAAGGACAGCACCAAGCGCACGCGACTGCTGCCGTTCACGTACAGCACGACGCAGACGATGGTGCTTGAGTTTGGGCAGGGCTATATCCGATTCCACACGCAGGGCAGCACGTTGCAGGCTGGATCGCCGGCGGCCTACAACGGCGCGACCGCCTACGTGGTGGGTGACTTGGTGTCCTCGGGTGGGGTGAACTACTACTGCATCGCGGCCACGACTGGCAACGCACCGCCGAACGCGACGTACTGGTATCCACTGCCCTCGAGCGCCTACGAGATCCCGTCGCCGTACCAAGAGGCCGACCTGTTCTCGATCCACTACGTGCAGTCAGGCGACGTGTTGACGCTTGTGCACCCTAACCACGCGCCGCGTGAACTGCGCCGCCTTGGTGCTACGACGTGGACGCTGACGGCGATCACGTTCGTTGCCCCGGTCGCTGTGCCTGGCGCCCCGACGGTCACGGCCAGCCGAGGTGACGCGCTCAACATCACGGGCATCACGCAGGCCAACCCCGGCGTCGTGACCACGGTCGGCAACCATGGTTTCGCCATCGGCGACAGCGTGTACATCAACGGCGGCACGATGACGCAGTTGAGTGGGTTTTACCTCGTCAACACGACGCCGGCCACGAACACGTTCTCGGTCAAGGCGTACGACACTGGCGTCCCGGTCGATACGACGGCCTACACCGCATGGGCGAGCGGCGGGTTCGTGCAGTTCGGTGACAAGAGCCTCGACTTCGACAACTACTACGTCGTGACGGCCATTGCGCAGAACGCGGTGGACGAGAGCGCGGCAAGCCCGAGCGGCAACGTCATCAACAACCTGAACGCCATTGGCGCCAAGAACACGATCACCTGGAGCGCAGTCGCGGGGGCGCTCCGGTACAACGTGTACAAGCGTCAGAGCGGTCTGTACGGATACATCGGGCAGACGGCTGCCACGTCGTTTGACGATGACAACATCGGGCCGGACATGGGCATCACGCCGCCCATCGTCGAAACTCCGTTCAACAGCGCGAACAACTACCCGCGCTCGGTGTCGTACTTCGAGCAGCGGCGCATCTTCGCCGGCACGAACAACGCTCCGCAGACGATTTGGATGACTCGCTCGGGTACGGAAAGCGACCTGTCGTACTCGTTGCCGGTCAAGGACAGCGACCGTATCAGCATCCGCGTGGCTGCCCGCGAACTCAACACGATCAACCACATCGTCCCGCTGACGCAGTTGCTGCTGATGACCAGCAGCGCGGAATGGCGTGTCAGCCCGATCAACTCCGATGCGCTGACGCCGACCACGATCAGCGTGCGCCCGCAGTCGTACATCGGTGCCAACGACGTCCAGCCCGAAATCGTGAACAACACGGTCGTGTACTGCGCTGCTCGAGGCGGGCACGTGCGTGAGCTCGGTTACTCGTGGCAGTCCAGCGGGTTTATTACTGGCGACCTGTCCATCCGGGCAGCCCACCTGTTCGATGACCTTACGTTGGTTGACATGTGCTACAGCAAGAGCCCGCAGCCGATCCTGTGGTTCGTCAGCAGCAATGGCAACCTGTTGAGCCTGACCTACATGCCCGAACAACAGATCGGGGCTTGGGCTCAGCACGACACGCTTGGCCTGTATGAGTCATGCACAGCCGTGGCCGAGGGCAACGAGGACCGCGTGTACGTGGTGGTCAAGCGCACGATCAACGGCAACTCGGTTCGCTATGTGGAGCGGATGGCGACGCGCCAGATCACGACGCTGGAGAACTGCTTCTTCGTGGACGCGGGCCTGACATACGACGGTACGAACACAACGGCAACGACCGTAACTGTTTCTGGCGGCACGACTTGGGGTCCGTCTGACGTGCTGACGATCACGGCTAGCAGCGCGATCTTCGCCTATCCGGCCACGACCGACGTCAATGACGCCATCGTCCTGACCGACACGGCTGGCAATAAGTACCGCCTGCGCATTATCGGTACGAGCAGCACGACGGTGGCGACCGCCCGGGTGGACGTCACGCTGCCCGTCGCCCTGCGCAACACCGCCACGACCGTCTGGGCGTTCGCTAGAGACAGCGTGAGCGGCTTGGCGCACCTAGAGGGGGCAACAGTCAGCATCCTCGCAGACGGGGCCGTACAGCCTCAGGAAACCGTCTCCAGCGGCTCCGTGACGCTCGACCGGGCCGCAGTCCTGATCCACGTCGGCCTGCCTTACGAGAGCGATCTACAGACCCTGCCGGCGGTGATGAGCATCGACGGTTACGGTCAGGGGCGTTATAAGAACGTCAACAAGGCGTACCTGCGGGTGTTCAAGTCGAGCGGCATCTTCGTGGGCCCGACGGCGGATCGGCTGGTAGAGGCCAAGCAGCGCACGACTGAGCCCTACGGC